GTTTAGTCATGACTAAGGTTCCTTAACAATTCAAAGAAATGCTCTGCATCCATTACTGCGAGAGGCTTTCTTCTGTTTTCTTTAACGATGACAAGTGGCTGTGCATCGCCTCGATTGTTGCACTGGTCAATATAACGATAGACTCCAACTCTCGCAAGGCTCTTGCATTCGACATCATACGCGAAAGACTTACGAGCCAGAGGGCTGAGTTGAAGATCACTGCCGCTAACACCCATGCTTGTACTTCTGACATCATCCTCCTCCAAGTGGGGATAGATTTCCAATACCCGATCACGTGTCCACTGTTGTAGTTTACGCCCTTTAGCTTTAGCTGATTGCGTCTTCATCTGGTGGACTCCATATCTCATTGGGTTTACGTTGTAAGTACAATAAGATTCCATTCTCTATCGCACGTTCTCTACTACCTAACTCTTCAACACATACATCAAACATCTCCTGTTCACTCAGTCCACTGAGTAATTTGTATGCCTTCTTTGGGCCAATACCTTTTACACCAATGATGTTATCAATACGGTCACCAACAAGAAACTGCATGTAAAAGTTAAGCAGTCCCTCATCAGCTTCAATGTAATACTTCTCCTTCTTTACAAAGTTGTAGTGCCATCCTTGAACCTGATCAAAGTCTTTGTCAAGGGATACAATGATACTATCGTCACCAAGTGTAGTACAATCAGTGGCAATAGCATCATCGGCTTCAATCCCTTCATACTCAGCACCGTGCCAACCAGTGATCAGATACTCACGCAACAATGCATGATGTGTAGGCTTCTCACCTTTACGGTTACCTTTGTATGGAGCGGTGACCGCATACTCATTTCTGTAGTTTGTACTGCCCGTGAGATACGTTCTCCATTCCGAACAATCCAAATCGAACATGAGCATGTCTTCCAAGAATGAGGCCATCGTCCTGATAGCCACACTCTCAGACTCCTCTTGTGTTGCAAACCCAATGCGGTAGCAGAGGATGTCACCGTCAATTAAAGCAATCACAGAGTCTCTTCTTCCTCTACAGGCTCTGGTGTATATGCATTAAGATCAGTCACTACCATTTTAGAAATACCAAGAGACATTCCTGATGTACCAGTAGGTGACTTCCATGAGTAAGGCTTCACCATTAGGTTAGCACGACTACCGTTACCCACTTTGATCTCACGAGAGATAATCTCACCGTTCTTATCATATGGTGTGATCTCATAGTTGGTTGACTTACAGGTAATAAAGAAACCTTTCTCTGGCTTATCCGAATCTTGGCGTACTTTACAACCAGTCTTCTCGATAGCTTCTACCTGATCACCAGTGAGGTTGACAAGATCGACTTGGTATTTATTGCTGAGCTTGTTACGCTCGTACAAGAAAGGCCACATCAACTCTACGTCTTCAAGTTTAAATACTTCTGACATTTACTTTTCTCCTAAGGAAGTAAGTGAACATATATTATAACACACAATATCAATGCGTGTCAAACCATGTTTTACCGATTTTACTTTCGGCATCTACGGGGCAACGAAACCCCAAGTTAATCCCTGCTTGTTTAGCAGAGGCTACCATGATCTCCGCAACGTCTTCGCCATAGCGTTCCGCTGTTTCAATCTGGATTTCATCATGGACAAACGCAACCTGCTTAACAGGGATGTCTCTATCTCTGAAGGTTTTGTGCGCTTGGATGCACCATTCTTTTGCGATAATAGCACCGCACCCTTGAAGCAAAGAGTTGAGGGCGGCATGCTCAGACCTGACCAGTATTCTTCTACCGTCCAAGCCCGGCACATACCCTTGACACGCCACTTCCGAAACTTTATCCATAAGTTTCCTGAGCTTAGGGGTGTTGCGATAAAAGTTATTGAGAGTCTTCTGTGCTTGCCTTTGATCTGTATCCAATATCGTAGCGAGCTTTCCGATACCGCATCCATATAACAATGCGTAAACCATTGTCTTTGCAGTTGGTCTGTCGATACCTGCGGCATCAGCATTCTTCTGATGGATGTCCCCATTCAATAACTCCTCAGTCCACTCAGGATCTTTCATGTAGTGTGCGAGACAGCGTAGCTCGATCCCACTGAGGTCTGTCCCGACTAATACATTACCATCATCAACAGTCCACAACGCACGGGACTCCTTACCATACTCACTGTTGACACTAGGTATCTGTCCCATGTTGGGACTCATATGTGTCATACGTCCAGTCACAGCACCATTAGTGATGACCCTGCCGTGTACCCTACCGTCATCCTTGACGTTATCAATCCATGAATCAAGTAGACCGACACGCTTCTGTATCATCAGGTATTCAGCAATCAGTTGTGCTTCAGGTAAGTCAATTGCCTTGAGTGTACCCTCATCAACTATGATACTGCCTTTCTCAGTCTTCTTAGTAAACTTAACGCCACGCTCCTGAAGACGCTCTGCGATTTGCTTGCGTGAACCCACATTGAATACGGTAACCCTGTCCTTGAGTTGCTTGCCTGTCTTCTCTGACCAACGCTCTTCCACAATCGGAGGAAATATATTTTGTAAGTGGTCAGCGATAAAAGACATGCGATCTTTAAGCGTAGCCAACAAAGAGATAGCTTCTTTCTCGTTGAGTTTAAAACCATTGTCTTCTTGCCTCTTCATAATGAAAGCAATCTTGTGTTCAAGATCCAAACTATAGCCAAATTCTGATAACTCTTTTGATAGTTTGTTATATAAAAGAGATGTTACATACACATCTTGCATGCAGTACTCTGCCATCTCTTCTGTATAACCACCATCAAAGTCGGTGAAGTCATCTTTAAAATTACCGAGACGTTCACCCCAAGCACGTAAGCTATGCCCACCCTCCAGTTGTGGATTCAACAGCCTAGACATGACCAATGTATCACGCACTTTGTTTAAAGGAATCTTGATGTTCCACAAACGTGATAACAAAGGCCCGTCAAATCCAATGATGTTATGCCCAACAATCACATCAGCGTCTCGTATCTGACGTTCAAGCTCACCACTTTTTGTATGCGTAAACACAGTGGACGTATTGAAGTGATCGTTAATTCTAGTGGCACAACACCATATCGTATCGTGTGCTAGGTTGGTCTCAATGTCGAGTACCAATACCTTCATTCATCCTCCTCATCCTCTAACTCAGACTCGTGCATAATCCTGAGATTGAGGTACTGTCCAAGTCCATCCTCAAACATTACCCACTGTTCACACTGTCTGTATGTCCCCATAAAGTGAGCATCACTAATGTATACACCATCACAAGCATACTCATCACCAATGACTAACCACTTCCTACTTTTTAAACTTGGGCTACAAGTCATCATCGTTCACCTCAGTCATTCTACCTGTGTCACGTGAATAAAGCAAGCTACAGGCAGGCCCAGTCGTACCACTGAATCTGTTCTTCAGTACACGCACACGAGTCGTGTTACGCTCATTCACATCCTCAGCCTGACCGTTACGCTCAAGGCCAATCACCATATCGGATAGCTGTGCGATCGAGCCAGACCCACGTAGCTGTGCTAGTGACGTAGCCGCACCTTCCTCATGCCCTTTAGATTCAGGACGCTTGAGATGTGACACCACAATCAGAGCGATACCAGTCTCCTGCACTAACATACGTAGCTTGGTCATGATCTCGTCAATGGCTTTACGCTCATCACCAGAAGCCTGCGCGGACACGACAATTGATATGTGATCGAGGAATATATACTGGCAACCCAACCCTTTCGACAGATACCTGACTCGATTGATGATGTTGTCCACTGATGTGGAACCAAAGTGATCGAACAGATATATCCTGTCAGTACCAAGCGTAGCATTGAACGCATCCATCTTCTCCTGTGAAGTTGACTCAGAGTCTGGTAGATGTAGTGGTTTATTAGCCGCCAGTGACATCAAGGATAGACCAGTCTTACGCACAGACTCCTCCAAGAACATGAGACCCATACAGTCTTCAGTCTTATTGAGTACATGCCACACAATCTCACGCACAAACTGAGACTTACCAAGCCCAGAACCTGCAGTGATCGTCACCAACTCACCTTTTCGGATACCATATGTCAACCCATTCAGTCCCGCAAAAGGATAGTCACAATCAGATGGTGCAATCGGACGCATCACCTCTTGTAGTAAAGAACTACCGACAACAATCCCATCAGGGACATGCTGTTCAGAAGCCCACCACTTGTCAGAAAACTCCTTGGTCTTCTTCTGTTGGAGGTAATCGCACGCATCCTTCATACCATCAAGGTGTTTGAATACCTTAGCCTTTGCACCGAATAACTCAGCAATCTGAGATGCCGCCTTCTGTCCCGGATCATCCGCATCAAAGCAGATCACCACATTATCAAAAGAATCAAGCCATTCGTATTGCTTCTGAATATCCTTGACTGCTGATGCCGCACCGTTGCGGATAGAGACCACTGGATACTTAGAACCAAGCATCTGATATGCCGCCATCGCATCGAACTCACCCTCTACAACGGTGACAAACTTCCCTCCCTTACTGAACAGATTCTGCCCATAGAGTCCTGCACTAGACCAGTCTCCTGCAATGCGGAAGTCCTTGTCTGGTGTGCGTGTCTTAGTTGCCACGATGTCACCCGATGGAGTGGTGTAATTGAAGTGGTAGTTCTGACCTTCCTTGGCACACTTGTATACCTTGGCTGTGTCACTACTGATCCCACGCTCAATGATAGTCACATAATTTTCATGGGTAACTGACAGTTGTTTTGCTTCCACGTGTACCTCCCTATGGGTGTGTGGTAGATCGTCGCTCTCAGGCGGTGTACGTGCCTCACAGACAAAGCAATGTGTCCACCCATCGTCATTGATAGATAGGCCATCACTCGATCCGCAGTCACTGCATGGTTGATGCGTCTTTACAAATGGCAAGCTCATTCTCCTTGTAAATTTCTGCAAACAAACCAAGAGCATAACACGCAACAGGATCGCCTGTATAGTCACGCATACTCAGGAGTACACGCAACAGTCCATACTTATGGATCATTTCTGTTGTGCCAATGAGACACTCATGTTCAATCATCTCTTGCATTATCTCGTCAAAGTTCACAACGTCATCTTGCAAGAGATCATCTTCATATTTAGTCATAACTAAACTCCTTAGTTTACTAAATAGATATTATTAATATTAATAATAAACAACATAGAAAATATTTTACCATACATCTTCATCAGAGTCAAGCTCCTCGTCAATCGACATCAGATCAGTTCGCTCGATTGCTTTCACATCGGCTCTGATAGAATTGTAACACTCGTTACACAAGTCTAAATAGTCCTCGTAAGTTGCTGATTTTCTTGTACTTTCAAAATCAGTTAATAGTTTATCACAGGCTTGACATCGCATTGTTTACCCCACGGTTTTGTAATCATCCAGTGACAACAGGGTATCACACCATGCCATGCCCTGTCAAAGTTTTTACGTGGAGGGATGCGACCACCTTCTCGTCGCTCAAGTCCGTACTTTTTGCGGTAACGGCACGCAAATTGTCTGATTGAGTTGAGCGAACCACCCAACTTCTCAGATATTTCAGCGGCAGTGTGACCGTTATTCCACATGTCAACAAATATTTGCATTTGTTCCGGTGTATACTTCGCTTTCATTCTTCATACTCCCTCTGCATAAGATACAACTCACCAATGACATGCTCAGCCAACGCAAGACGACCACGTTGCCACTCAATGTGCTGATTCTGCGCACCTAATCGAGTACTGATTGCCTCAACAATCCCCTCATGATCAGCATCTTCAAAACCATCCGCATAGATGTCGTCAAGAAACTCAATCATCTCTTCTGTTGTGTAAAACTTCTTCATGAATAATCTACCTCTTTCATTGTGAATGGAGGGCCATCACGCTCAACATCGCACCATATTGCCCCACCGTTTTGAGCCATCTGCTCAACTTCTTGTATCAGTTGGTTCTCTTTTGATGGTGTCATCAAGTTCCAACTCTCTAGCTCGAGATCTTCCAAGTGCCAGTAGTCAGGCATGTCTGGATAGTTCTTCTCACACTTCCACGTTGCGCAGAATAAGAACTCATTCTCGTCTTCATCCCACCAAAAATGCGTACCATGATAGAGGCACTGATCTTTGCAACCAATCATCCTAGGTCTCCCATTACACTCACTTCATCGCGTGTCATGAACTTATAATCCATGTCCATCACATCGACATCATCAAGCCATGCATCTTGTGAGTTACCACCTGCGTCAATACCAAGGAACAGCACACGCCCTGCGTATGGATAGGGGTACACATCAGGACAATACCAGAACGCATCCTCCTCAAACAATCCCTCATCATTCACATAGATGGCATCACCGCCCTCGTCATATCCACCAGAACCAAACACATCACACTGTAAATGCTTCTGGATATCACGCCAGTCCTCAACTTCCACGTTCTTGATTGTCTCAAGA